GCAAAATCTAAACCAGATGATTGTAATTCTAATGATACAATAGAAGATGTTGAATCTATATATCCAGCTGCCTTAGAAGCACTAATATGTGATTTAAAATGTTTATACACATAAGCAGGCGCTTCAGTTGAACCTACCTTTGGTTGAAGTGGATCTGAACCAATTGTATTTGAAAATAACGCACCAGTAATACCAGCACCCTCAATTACAGATTGTGCAGTAACACTAGCAGTAGCATTTATTCCAGCAAGTGAAAAATCAAAAGCACTAGCAGAATGACCACCAGCTGTATCCAAAGACCCTGAAAGTGTACCAGTCCCAGTTCCGTTATAAGTTGTTGGAGCAAATGCTGCCACAACTGTATTTGGCCAGCTAGCTGTTGTAGCTGCGGCAGTAGCA